CCAGTGCTACTTGCTACTGTAATTCCTGTGCCAGCAGATACTGCTGTAATATCACCAACATTAGGAGCAACCCACTCAAGTCCTGTAGATGTTGCAGAGTTAACCGCTAAAATATATCCAGCAGTTGTAGCAACTGTGAGTTGGTCAAAGGCTTGTGCCCCTGTACCTACTAGCAAATCTCCCTTTGCATCAAAAGATGCTGCGACAGCAGCAGCAGCACTGGCTGCACTTACAGCAGCAGAGTTAGCAGAAGTCAGGGCAGATGAAGCAGATGTGCTTGCGCTAGCAGCAGATGTAGCAGCAGCAGTTGCGCTTGCAGAAGCAGCAGCAACACTGGCTGCCATAGTAGAAGCAGAAGTTGCAGCGCTATTAGCCGAAGTTAAAGCCGAAGAAGCCGATGTACTGGCTGAGTTAGCCGAGGTTAAGGCAGAAGATGCAGAGGTGCTAGCCGAAGCAGCAGAAGTTGCTGCAGCAGCAGCGGAGGCTGCAACTGCTGACTCACTGGCTGCAGCACTGGTAGCACTAGTAGCCGCTGCTGTGGCAGAAGCCGCCGCAGAAGTTGCAGAGGTGGCTGCGCTTGTAGCACTTGTGGCTGCTGCTGAGGCACTCGTTGCCGAGGCTGTAGCGCTATTAGAGGCACTTGTAGCACTGGTAGCAGCAGAAGCAGCACTTGTAGCAGCCGATGCTGCTGAAGTTGCTGCAGCCGTTGCTGAGCCTAGAATGCTATCTACATAATCCTTAGGAGTAGCAGAGGATGAAATCATACCTGCGCTAGATAGACCAGTAATGACAGGGCTACCAGAGATGGTAGGGCTGGTCAGGGTCTTATTGGTCAGGGTCTGTGTTGCCGTAGCAATGACTACTACGCCTGTTGTATCAGGCAAGGTAATTGTATTGTCTTGCGTAGGCTCTGTTACTGTCAGGGTAGTTTCATAAGGGTCTGCGTTAGTTCCTTCAAAAACAATAGAAGAAGGAGCAGTTGGTGTTCCAGTAAATACTGGGTCAGAAATTGTTGGGGCTGTAAGAGTCTTGTTAGTAAGAGTCTGTGTCTTAAGAGTTCCTACTACTACACCCTCACCTGAGCCAATGCCGTGCATTGTATGGGCGCTACCGCCACCATCATTATAAGAAGCATCAGCCTCTGCGTGTAGGTTGGCATCGCGGTAATCTCTACCCATAGCCATATGTCTTACTACTGCACCTGCTGAGTGTGCTTGTGCAGATGAGCCATCAATGGCTCTGGTAATTGTAAAGGTATTAGTAGATACCGCCGTAGCATCTACGATTTCTTCAAGAGCAGTATCTACATCTATAACCAATGTAAAAGTTCTGCCTGAAGGAATAGTAACACCACCTAGCAGACCAGTGCCTGATACTACAGTCATAGTATTTGCACCTGCGGTTATAGCACTAGTCAGTGTTGACTGTTGGCTACGGGACGAGTATTGGCGTGTTGTCATTTATGTTCCTATCGGCTGTAGTGAACTCGGGTTGGGTACTGACCCTGGAAGGCTTGTATCTCTTCTTTAAGTCTTTGTTGATAAAGTGAAAATATTTGTCGGACTGCTGTGTTGGCTGAGCCGAACGGACGCTTAGCATCAATCTCATCAGCTTGTGGGCTAATCTGAGAAGCACGTGCTGGGTCAAGGTAGGTTAGAAGTCTGTATGCTGTACCAAGGATTACCACATCTCTTGCTGTTTCAGGGTATCCTGTCTGGGTAGTAAAGACTTGGTTAGAAGCTGTAAAGGCTGATGGCTGTTTGACATAGTTAACCTTGACTGTACGACCAGAGGTAATGTAATCCCCAATGGTAACTGTCTGTGCATTTGTACCCCAAGTTCCAGATTCAGCCTTTGGGTCAAAGGTATAACGACGAACATTTATCCACTCTTTGCTTGGGCCAATATCCTGCCAAGACATAGTTAGGATGTTCTCAATATTAAGTGGGTTACCACTACCATCACTCAGCTCATAGGTTGTAATAGCTGAGTTGTATGTAAAGGTAGTCTGGTCTACAATAAGAAGCTGTGTGCCCATGGCACGGATTGTATCATTGATAGCACGCTTGATTACATAGCGTGGGAAGATTGGAGAGATAGTAACCTTGGTATCAACAGCAGCAGTTGAGGCAGTAGTGCCTAGGTAGCCACGACCATATGGCGCAATGGTTGCTGTGTTAGCAACGCGGTCAAAGGAATCAACCCACATTAACTCTTCGCCTACTTCAATGATGCCCTTGCCTACTGAGTCAGTAGAGCCTAGGCTTAACACGGTAGGAGATGAGCTAGGGGAAGTAAGAGTAGTTACTGCTGAGGTTAGGTAGGTACTTCTATCTTGCAGATAGGTATAACCCGATAGATTGATTAAAGTCTCATCAATCATTTCGCTAAGTGTTGTCACAGGTTAATGCTCCTTAAGGCGTCAGTAGGTGATAAGTCTGTTGTTCCTGCTAGTTCATTACAGATACCGCCAAGAGCCTTAAAGTTATTAGGCTGACGATTAGCGTCTGCTTCTAGGTTCAGTGCACCAATGAGTGCCTTACCTGTTGTTCCTGCATATTGGTTGGCAGCACCAGTGGCAGCCAAGTATGAAGTCAATACTGGATATGTCCCACTATTTGCTAAGCGATTTAGTTCGCTTGTAAATGAACTACCTGCTGTGCCTGTCGCCATTATCTATACCTTGCCGTTTTCTTTGCGATTGACTTGGGTTGTTTGACAAACTGTTTGCCCTTTTTCATACCTTCACGCTTTGCTTTGCTAGTAGCAGCATACTCACTGCTTGATAAAGCTTCGCGTGCTTTCTTAGGAAGATATCTTTCACCAGTAGCTTCTTTGCCTTGGGTGCTAGGCTTACCAGATTTAGTTCCCCATTTTTCTTTAGTCCATTTAGATAAGGACTTCTGCTTGCTGGTCTTGCTACCTGAGTAACCGCCTCCAGCTTTCTTATATTCTTGTGCTACAATCTGAGCCTTACGAGCAGACCATTGTCCTGCCTTGCCACCTTTGGTGCCAGCCATTACTTTGTTCTTAATTCGTTCTCTTAACTCAGGCTTGGTGTATGACATTACCACTTCACCTTATCTGCCCAGTAAGCAGCAGACATCTTTCCTTTAGCAATGTTCTTTGAGTGGCGTGCCTTAAAAGATGCACGCTTCTTTTTCATTCTGTCAGGCTCACCAGCCTTTGGCTTGCCTGCAGTCTCAGCACCTTGTTCGCCGAAACGAATAGTCTTGACTTGGCTGCCTTGTTTAGCCACTACAATGTGTGACTTCTTTGGATGTCCAGGGGTGCGCTTAGGTTTATTAAAACCAGATACGCCAGCCCTCTTAAGCCTTGGGTCTGCCTTGCTTGCCATATTCCCCATACTTTCCTAGTACTGCTCTTACTGTTCCATTCTTGTTTAACCGCACTACATATCCATCTTTGATTTGCACAGAGTTAAAACCGTAGTGCGGTTTCAATTGTCCTGACGACATTACTTAGTTTTTTTGCGAACTTTTTTCAAAGCACGTTTAGATTCTGCAAGCATCATTTGAGAGTCAACACCTGCTTGCAAAGCATCATAGTAAGAACCTATGAAATCTTTTTGGGCGCCCATACCAGCAGTTTGTACAACTTTTTTACGATGCTTTTCGTAAGCCTCGGCTTCAAGCCGTAGGCGTTTTGCATCTAATGATTCAGCCATAATTATTTCTTACCCTTCTTCATAACGCCTTTAACCTTCTTCAGGTTGGGGTTTTTCTTCTTGGCTGCTGGTGAGGCTTTGCGGGCTCCAGATGCGAGGATTGCACCAGCACGCTCCATCGACACACCTTGCTTCTTGGCTATTGATTTCTGTGCTGCCTTGAAGCCCATTCCTTTTTTTGCTTTCATTACTTCTTCTTGCCCATCTTCTTCATTGCAGCCTTCTTCTTAGGTGCAGCTTTCTTCTTGGACATCTTCATCATCATTGCCTTGTCTTCCATCTTTTCAGCCTTGGCGTACATCTTAGCTGCTTTCTTACCCTTAGCTGTGTATGGGAATTTCTTATCGCCTACCATTGGCATATTATGCTCCTAGTTGATTTAGTACTGCTGCTGATTTTTTGTTGATATGTTTTGCTGGTGGCATCTTACTAGAGTCATAGGGTTTGCCTAAGACTTCACTAGCCTTAACCGCTTCTTGAATCTTACTCATAGAAGTTCCAGCAGGCTGAATGCCTTGGGCTCTCGCCTCTTTGTAGGCATCCAATTCTTTGTTAAACGCTTTAGTAGGCATATACCTTTGACTATGGGCATCGCCTGTGTTCATCTGTATACTCAAACCCTTACAGCCAAAGCATCCTTCAACTGGCTCAGGGTGATGTTCCCAATGTTTCATATTGCTGTAAAGTTACTTTCTGTGACACCAACTCCACCAGCGATAAGTGCTGCCTTTGTGGTATCATCTACTATGTGGTTGTAACCACCTTCGTAGACTTGTGGGTAGCTAGCTAAATCTCCATCAACAGGATATCGAATTTGTGCGTACCCACCAGTTGGCTTTAGTACTATTGTAATACCTCTGTCAAGTTTATAAAAGTAAAACAGTCGTCCACCACCAGCAGGACCCTCTTCAGCCGTGGGGGTTGTGAAGATATATTCGGTCATAAGTCCTCCTAATGAACTCACCCCAAGGGGTAGGTTTCTAGGCCTACCCTTCAGAGTCAATCAACTAGAGAGCTGCGATTGAGGAACCAGATTCAATACGATACAGTGCTTCTTCACGATAACGTGCAAAGCCGAGTACGCCGTACCAACCCATTGGGCGGAAGCGCATCAACTTATCGGTTACGTTTCCGATAACAATGTGTGGCTCTTCTGCAACAGCCTCAGCAAGTGCTTGCTGTCCGCAGAGGATAGTATCAAATACGCGTGTTACTGGAGTTACAGTTACAGTTGTTGTAGCAGTAACTGCAGCAGTGTTGGCTGTATCTACAGTGAATGTAGTGGTTGAGCCAGAAGTGCTGATTGCAGTAATCTTTGCACCTGATGCAATACCAGTTCCAGCAACCTTGTCGCCTACCTCAGCGCGGGTTGCGATTACAGCAGAAGAAGCAACACCAAAGGTGAAGCCTGCTGATGTACCTGCAACGGTTACTGCGGTTGTAGCAAGAGCAGACTGGTCTGCGCCATCTTTAGCATTTGGCAAACGAGAAGACTCAACAAAGAATGCTCCTTCGTAGTCGCCAATTTCTCCAGCCCATACGTTATTAACGGCTGGGTCAGAGTTGATGTGAGCGAAGTTCCAGCCTAGGTTTCCAGACTCTGCACGCAAATCATGGGAAACTTCTGGGTGGATACCGCACCAGTAGTAAGAGCCACGGCGAGCCTTGGCCTTATTAGCGCGGAGCTTAGCAACAGCCTTACGGATGTCTGCTGAGTCAATTGTTGCTGCAGCAGAGATTGTTGCAGTGCTTGTAGCAGTGCTTCCGCTGTAGATTACGTTAGTTCCGCCAGTTAGTGTTGTTGAAACAACCTGGTCAATAGAATCAGCAAGGTTGTATGCAATGATGTTTGCAATAGCTGGGTCTACGTCTGCTAGTGAGAATAGCTCAAGAGCACGGGTTACTAGGACAGCATTACCGTACTCGTTAAGAGTAATGGTTACTGATGTCGGAGTTGTTAGAGCAACTGCATCTGGGTCAGTTGTCTCTGTTAGTGTTGAAGTTTTTGCATCCAAGTCAACATAGCGCTGTAGCACTACAGTTGAACCTGGGATTGCTTGACGGGCAGGACGCTTATCTGCTACAGAACGAAGTAGTGGTTCTGAACGGAGAGCGAACTCGAGAAGACGGTCATACGCCTTCTGTACGAGACCTGCGCCACCAACTGTTCCACCGAGAGACGTGCTCGCGGTTGATGTATATTGTGACATTAGTTTTTAGTCTCCTTGACTATGAACGGATTATTGTTGTGACTGAAGGATAGATAGTAGCTCTTCGGCTGAACCAGCTTGGTTCATACGCTGTTCTACATCTAGTCCTCTGTCAGGTGTCAAAGCACCTTGTGTCAGGACATCTTGCTGGCGAAGCCGTGCAAGGTCCTGCTGACTTACTGGTGCCTCTTGTTCTGCTACCTTGATTCCAAACAAGTCTGCGTTATCATCGAGCCAGTTAGAAACTGAATCCTCGTTAACATCATCCAAGTCTTTCAATACAAGGCGTGCAGCCTTTTGGTTGACACCCTTCTTTTCTAGGACTTCTTTGACAACTCGCTCACGCTGCACTTTGGATAAACCCTCAAGTTGCTCAGTGAGTTCCTTAATACGTTTCTCATCAGAACGCTTAGCTTTACGGAGTTTCTTTAGTAAGTCACTCTCGGTTACACCAAACGACTGTGACTCTGTATCCAGGTCATCGTCTTCTTCATCCCAGTAGTTGTTGCTCATAGCAACCACCCTTCTATTCGTTGTTAGTCGCAAGCCTCAATTCCATTCGGGGTAATGGGTTGGCTCTTGCTATCGGTCTAATACGCTGCATGGGGCCGATGGGTCCATGTCAGGATTCTATATTAAGCCGCCTGTTGCTCGGCGTTGTGACTTAAGCATTCCAGATGTGCCACTAAACTCTGCTATTTCTCTAGCAGATAGTCTTTCTCGTGCAGTTTTAGCTTCCGCTAAATTCATAAATGCTTCTTGTTCAGCTTGTTTACGTCCATACTGTTGTAGGCTTTTACCATAAATTGAACTTAGTTTCTCTGCGGTTGGTAGTACACCAGCTACTGCAGCATATCCCTTACGGGCTTCTTCTAGGTCGACACCTTGTGCTTGTAACTGCTCAATACTAAGTCCTTGACGACTGACATTTGTATATTCAGATACATCAGTTGGGCCTTGTGTTAGTCCAATACTTAAGTTCTGGGCAAGAGCAGCTCCGCCAATTTCAGCAGCTTGAATCTTGCGCTGGATAGCGGGTAGCTGATTAACAGGGTCAATAACATAAGCCAAGATATCTGTATCATTTAACTCAGGGAAGAGTTTGTTTAAAGCATCTTTGGTTACTGCTGCGCCCTTAACAATTCTATCATACCCAGCAGATACACGTCCTGCTAGTTCATCAGCTGATACCATGCTGCCAATTAAATTACTATATCTGTCGCGGTTAGCAAACTGCTTTAAGCCATAAGCATTAAAGATTTTACTGTAAGCTGCTTCAGTAGCAAGATATGTTTTATCATCTAGCATTGCAAAGCCTGCGTCTTGAAGCTTTTTGTTTCCAGCAAAACGGGTAAGGTATGCACTATTAAAACGATTATCAAACTTAAGAAGATTCAGTGCATCTTCTGAAGAGATGCCAGGGTATAACCTACGAATCTCAGCCATTACTTCGACAAGGCCTTCTACTCCAACAGCGCCTAGGGCCGCAGCAGCGGCTGCTAATCCTGCATCAGAAACGGTTGCATATTGTGGTTGTTCATTAACGACTCCTTTAAATACAGGAGGTAATTGCATGTAGTTAAACTGACCAGATGCAACAGCATCAGTTATAATTTTATCGCCTTCAGCTTCAGCTTTTTCTCCTTCAGCTGCAGAAAGTTTAGCTTCTGCTGCTAATCTTTCCGCTTCTGCAATATCAGCTTCAGCCTGTGCTAGGATAGCAGCTAAATCATCTGCTGCCTTAGTAATAGCTTCATCAATAGATGTTTTTAATTTAGTAGTCTCCGCAGCGATGGCTGCCTTTGCAGGGTCGACTACCTTACTAGGGTCATACCCCTCAAGGGCTCTCTCAACTTCATAAGGTCTTTCTTTTTGAACAGCGGTTATAGTACCAGATTCAGTGCCTCTGGAAGCAGCAGAGTCTGTTCTGCCTCGTGATATGCCTAGCTCAGCATCTTTTTGAGCATCTGTTTTAAATTTTCTGGCCATATCCTACCTATCCGATAAAGTTTCTAATAAGAGCTCTAGCATCACTTAACTGCTGCTCTCTTACTACGGGTGAATTCTTGGCTTCAGGAAGAGTATATAAATATTTTTCCCAATCATTAAATGGCATAACTTTATCTCCCGAATATACTGGGGCAAGTCTTGTCAAGTCTACTTGGTTTTGAGGAATTCCTGTAAATTTAGAGTAAGCAGCTAAATAGGTTCCAAGCGCTTCTTTGGGGCTCAGGCCTTGCTTAATGTAATCTTTAAGAGCAGGCATAGCAACTTCTGCTTGAAGTCTAATCTTACTAAGATTATTATCTAGTGCTTGCTTACTGCGTATTGAATTGATAGCTAGTTTGTATAAAGACTTATCATCAATAGGAATACCATAGTCTCTGTATTCTTCACGCAGAACATTATAGGTACCGCCAAGGGCGCCCTTACGCATAAGCAAACTGTCTGCCTCGTCAACACCATCTTTGAATACTTCTTTTGCTTTATTCTGAACCTCATCAAGAAGTAACTGTTGACGCTCTAGCTGGGTTAATGCTCCCCCACGCTTCTTCTCTAAATCATTAATCTTCTTAGCATAGCTTTCAGCTTCTTTCTTGCTAGCTTTAATATCTAGATAATCAAGAACAGACTGTTGTAGTTCTACTACCAAAGCATCAGCTGGAGTCAGGGCAATCTTACGAGCAGCGCCCGTCTTGGTGCCAGCTAAGTCAAAGAATCCTTGAGCAAGGGCTGGATTAGTAACTAACTTATTTACAGCATCGCCATAGCTATCACCAGTAGTGTCAGCATAACGCATGACATTTTCTAGCGCGTCCATGTCTTCTTCTCTGACGGCTATGTTTCCACCAGCATTAACTAATCTTAAAAGATAATCTTCGGTTGGTGCTTTGTTACGGCTGTATAAACCACGTATCTGAGCAAGTTTTGCTAGAAGTTCAACCTTCTGCTCATTGTTTAATGTTCCAAATATCTTGGCACCATCACCTGGAGCATACTGAGTTACTCCATAAGTTTTCTTAGTAACATCATAATACTTTTTAGTTTTTGGCCTTGGCTTCCTAATGACATCTTCGGCAATAACTATTTGAGTACCGACAGGAACGCCAGTTAAACCTGTTGGAGTTCTTTTACTTGCGTCACCTTGTGGTATGGTAGTGCTAGCTTTCTCAGCTTCAGCAGATGGGCCAAGGTTACCAGAAGGTTTTGGGGAAGGAGCTGGACTGGCGCTTGGCTGGGGTTTTTTAATAGTCATTATCCTTCTAACTCCTCTTTAAAGAACCTGTAATAAAATTTATAGAACTCTGGATTTCTTTGTAGAATCTGTTTAACCTGTCCTGCTAGCCACTCACGTTGTGGTAGTGCACCAACTTTAGCAAGGCTATCATTGTCTATGTTAGCTGCCTCTAAAGCTTTATCCCTTAGATATAGATAGTCACGAAGTCCTGCCACAGCATCTGAGTCTTCAAAGCGTATATCAGTTGCCATTCTACGAAGCTCTTCTTTAACACGAGCCTTCTTGTATGGGTCAGTTTCTATACTAAGACCTGCTTTAATAAAGGTATCACGAAGGTTCTTGCGGGCTTCTTCGTACTCTTCCTCACTAAAATCACCAGATATTAGGCGAGCCATTAGTCTATCATCGGCTGCATAGAAGCGCAAACTTGTAGCTCTTTTTACTAATTCTTCAGAAGTAAACTTATCTTTTTTACCAGCACGACGTTGCCAGCGATATAACTCAGTAGAGAATCCACCAGCAGGGTATGCATATCCATAAGTCTCAGGATATAAGTCCACAACTTCTGGCTCTCGTTGAATTAACTCGTATGTCATCAGGTTAGTAGGGGCACCTGAAGATGTATTGATGATAGCAAATATAGCTTCTGGTCCATATAAATCCAAGAAGTCAGCATAAGCCTTATTGTAATTACCACCAGCTGCTACTTCTAACTGCTTGAAGTCATTGTATAAAGCTGTAGATAGGACAACATTTCCATCATCAAGGGTAGTTAATCCCTGTGGTTGTAGTGGAAACGGAGAAGCTAATCCAAATAAACCGCGGAAAAAAGTAAACCATTGTGAAAATTTATTCGTATCTTTTATTAGCTGAGCTTGGTCTTCTAGGTCATTTAAGTTGTAGTTTCCACCACTAGCTAAATAGTTCATAACAGGAGCAAAAGCTGCAGCATATGATTCTTCTTGCCCAGGCCACGAAGCTAATAATCTACGCCAGTTTCCAGGAAGAAATCCTTCAATTACACCTTGCTTTAAATCAGGCTCACCGAATGGAAATACAATTTTATTTATAAAATCTTGTGCACCAATAGGTGCAATATTGATTGGATTGACACCTAATTCGTCTAACTGTAATAAAGCCATTTGCATTCCAGGCCCGACTCCTGGCATAATGCTACCTGATGCAAATGCGAAGTTCAATGATTGCGGTGTAGCAGCAATAGCATAAGGGCCTTGGCGACTAGCTCCTTGGCCAGTAACTAGGTTTGACAGGAAGTTAAGACCAGTACCTAGGAATGGAATAAAGAACTTGCGTTGCCCATCTAATGGGTCATTAAAGAAAAAGCCTTGGTTAGGGTCATAATAGTCTTTAGCATCTGTTAAAGAATACAGTGCTGATGACTCTGGCTTTGTAAGCCATTGTAAACTCTTTTGAATCTTGTATACTTCCATTGGATTATCCAGAGCAATCTGGCCCCATTTACGGATAGTATCTTCCCAGGCTGCACCGAATGGTGCAATCAAACGTAGCTGATGGAATACTAAACGCTTACGAGAAGCGTCATAGAATAAATCAGCAACACGCTTGCTAGCTACAAAGGAAGCATACTCGTGAGCTTCAGCTGCGGTTAGATTGCCAAACTTTTTGGCAGCTTCAACACTTTCAGTCAAAGTGTATTCTTTGTCAAATACATAACTTGGATGCATCTCTGGTGGAACATAATTTTCATCACGTACTTTACCAGCGTTAGGTCCAAAGGTTTCTGGAAATTGTGGTTTTTTATTATTTTTAATTTGTTTCGGAAATCTTCCAGCTTCTAAATCGGTAACCATTTCTTTTTTGTTACCTTTAACCACTCTTACTGGCACATAGTTTATACCCTCAGCAAGAGCTGCTTGAAGCCTATGATTGCCTTCTCCTATATATGCTAATCCTGTTTCATTATCATAGACAACCATAATTGGTTCATCATATGTTTCACCACGGAATTCTTTACTAAATCCTTTACCTTCGCGTAATGATTTGCGGTAGGACTCTATCGCTTCTTTATTTCCAGCAATATTTCCAGACATATCTTTTAAGGCAGAAGTTTTTACGAAACCAACAACGCTTCTAGTTCCAACAATTCCGCCACTACCACCGTCTTTATATTCTTGCAAATTGGGAAATCTGTTTATGTATGATTGAGCTTCAGCTAGTTCTTCCTTTGAAACTTTTGCAGCAGATTCTTCTGCAGTTTTAAATGCTTTCCATACTGCATGCTCTTTGCCGATTGGCTGTCCTTTAAAGCTTGTTAATGGAGTCAAAGACTTCTTAGCAACAGTAGCTAGCTTTGCAACAGCTTCAGCATCTAGTGCGCCAGAGATATCATAGATAGCGTCCCAATATGACTGACGCCATTCAGGACCCATGGTTGATGTCTTCTCAAGCTTAACAGCAAACTTAAAGAATCCTTCAGAAATATTAGTCAAAAAGCCTGGTTTTTTTCCAATGCTTTCAAACCTAGCTTCAGGAATACCCATAAGTAATCCATCCCAATTACCTTTGCCATCAAAGGATTGCTTTAACATATCTGCAAACTCTTCGTTAGCATCTTTTAAAGCTTTCTTACCTCTAGAAACTTCAGCAGCATTGCGAATTGAATTCTCTGCAGATTGTCTACCTTTAGGCACTTCAATCCTAAAGCCTGGTTTATCAATTCTACCAAAGGCGATTAGATTCTTAATTGCCTGAGAAGCCTCGCCACCTAGTCCTGCTGCTTCTTCAATACGAGCAAGAAGAGATACTGCTTTATCACCTTCGCCTACACCAGTAAACAAGTAGGTAGTTGCACCTTCTCTGCTAAGTAACCAATCACGAATCTCAGGCTTCTGAAGTTTAGCAAACTGAGTCCACTCATCTTTACCAGCGCCAGTAAGTAAGTAATCTACTGTAGCCATTTGATTATCTAAAGTAGGGCCAGTGCTAGCTACTGCTCTACCTGCAATAGAGTTATTAAGAATGCGAATTTCATTAGCAAGACCTTCCCACCAACGAGGATGTCCGTATGCTCTAGGCTGGAATCCAGCAAATGACATGACAGCGCGAGCATCATTATCTACGCCACTTATACCAGAGGTCATAAACTTAATATATGATTCAGTTGCGTCATGAGCCATAACTTCAGCTGCAAACTCGTCTTTAGTTTTACCTAACTTAAAGCTTTCGTCTGTAACTGTATTCTTAAATGGGTCAAATTTATTTAACACAGCACGCCAAGGTGCTCCACCGTCACGGCCTAGCCACATACCCATAGCCATTAATGGGTTGTTAAAGAACGATATATGCCCTGTGCCTAGAACACGAATCTGTTCCTCAGCAATATTACGCATAATATATGCTGGACGAACAAGAACAATACGCTTCCAAACTGTATTGGTTGCGTAATCTAAAGCCTCTTTAGTGCTTTTTGTTGCTTTGCGAATCTTACCTACAGAAGCAATTACATCTAATAGCTCACGAGCATCAGGTAAATATACTACTGAATTAAGGTATTCAGAGTCTAGATGTGGGCCAGTAATAGTTACTCTTTTATTTCCAGAAAGTATGTAATCTATTTTTGCCCCAGCTGCATGACGGGCTGCCCAATATAATCCCATCTCGCTATGACCGTTTCTAAATACACGAGTTACTTCTTTAAGAAGTTCTGGCTCCAGGGATTTATCCAGGTTAGCTGCTAATATCTCATCAAATAGTTTAGCAGAAGCAGTATAGCCTATTTCAGAAGCATCATCCGACAGAGCTACAATGTCAGCTAACTCATCTAGTTTAGCAGCAGATACATTTGTAATACGGCCATAAGAATAAATTGCATCAATCAATGCATCTTTATCAGAGGCATGAATAGCTTTACCTCTAGGTACAACTGTTAAACCTTTATTGTAAGCATCTACAACTTTATTATAAAATGGCATTTTGCGAAAGCCACGAGCGCCGAGGCCTTTAACGAAATTAACAAATTGAGCTACCTGACCAGGGACAATCCTGGAGCTAAGCATTTCTCCAACAGCTTTTCCTGTTGCTGTGCCTCTATCAAGTACACCAGCAGTGACTGTTCCTTTGGCAATATAAGGAGCTAAAGCGCTTAATACTTCTTCACGGTTAGATGCAGCAGCAATAGCCTTTGATTGTTCAACAGTAAAACCACTGCGTCCACCTGCTGACTTGCCTAAGCGCCAGATTTCTTTCCAGTCTGTAATCTCAGAAAGAGCATCAATGGCTGGAGCTGCTGCAGAGCTACTTAAGAATCCAGCTACTGCTTCAGGGTCATAAACAATGTTATCATACTCGTCTGCTTTTTGAACTCTCTCGTTTAAAGCAGTAACAAACTCATCTTGCTTAGCAGCTCTTTCAGCTCCTACTAAATTATCTAGTTCTCTAGACGATTGAGCTATTCTAGCTGTAAGTTCATCAATCTCTGCATCAAGTATGGCTTTTTGTTGGAAAGCTTTAGCAGCTTTTACACCAGTTGATGTCCGAGCTACACGCTCTGCTTCCCTTGAAGCATTCTTTATTCTATTATATACAATAAAACTATCAGTTTTGATAGCAAAAGCTAGGTTTCCTAAAGCAACCATTACGTTGCCATAGCTAGTATCAGCATTACCGAATGTAATAGCATTGACTACTGGGTCAGCTAGGTAGAATGGACGTTGATAAGTCCTATTGCCTACCTTAACATTGACTGCAGCTATATCCATCTGTGCTTTACGCGCTGCAAAACCTGCACCAGTTTCTTCAGATGGGAAAAATCCTGCACCTAAATCTATTCTTTTTTCAGTAACAAGCTCTTTAGCAACTTGAGTAACCTTTAATTGGTTCAAGATAGAACCTGGGCCGCTGGATAATCCTAAATCTTCACGAGTTTTAGTTTTGTCGGTAGGTTGCCGAGTCCAAAAATTAATATCTCCTCGTACTGCTGCATCAATATCTTCTTTTAGGGTGCGAGCAGACGCCTGAATTAGCTCTCCTGGAGTCTCTCCTATAATAGCAGCACCACGAACAATACCTTTTACAGTTGACCATAGCTTGCCATACCATTTGCTATTAAACTTTTCATTAGAAATACGCTGTGCTTCAGTAAAAGCATCTAATTCTCGCTGAGCGCGAGTCTGTGTATCAATATCAGCTAGTGTCTTAACAAGATTATTATTAGGAACTGCACCATATGAAGCTAAGCTAGCAAGTAATCCACCAGAAAGGGTAGGATTTTGCGTAATTAAACGGCGAGCTTTCTCGCCTTCTTCACCAGTAAGTAGCTCAGAAGCTTTAACTAACTGTTGATAGTCAGCTTGATTCTGTGTAAGCCTGTTTTCTTGTACACCAGTAATTGTCCAAGTACCATCTGGGTTCTTTTTTACTGCTGGCTGACTCACATGTTACCTATCTGCTGGTCTACCAATTCTAGGATGCGACGTAAATCCTGGTTACGTGGGTCGCGGATATACATTGCACGAATAGCTTGAATACCGCTATCTACATCTTGTCCCATACCAACACCTTGTGGTAGGTTTAATACTTCAGTACCAGGGCCTGGGCCTGCATCTACACCATAAGTAATTGGCTCATCAGGACGTTGTGTTGGTGCATCTAATGGAATCAAAGGCTCTTGTACAAGCTCTCTTGCAACACCCATCTGTCCTGTAGGGGCTGTTGATTTAATAGGAGCTGCTTGGCGTTGTTCATTAACAGCCTTATTCATTCCATAAGTAAAACCTGTATAGTCTGTATTCATACCACTTTGTCCATTACCACCAAGTCCATTAACATTAGCTGGATTATACTGAGGGGCTGTAGGGCGTCTACCGCCACGATTCTCAACGGCCATTTGTATCCTCCTCAGGACTATAAGAATATTCTTCTGCTGATAACAGCATACCCTTGGCTAACCAAGGATTCATGTTTTCACTTACATCTGTCATAAGATAGCGTGTGCCTTCATAGTCACTCCACTCACTTACTAATACCCAGCCAGTACATATCTGGCTTTCTGAATCTTCTAGCTCTTCAGCAAGTACTCTCATAGCCTTGTCAACGGCTTGGGTAAACTTACTCATTTGAGTTGCTCTTCTACTTGGTACGGTGGTGCTGTGTATACACTAATTCGTGCAGCCACTTCCATTGCAGTGATGACATCACTACCCGCGTAAAGCGCTCCAAGAGCGTAAGAGCCACCGCTTCCGATTGCGTAGAATCCTTCTTCACTTTTCATTACCGCCAAATCTTGGTCAACATCAAATAGCTCACCACCTACTGCGATGAGAAATTGAAATCTTAATCCATCTTTATTCTTATCGTGAGGCTCATCAAAGTTATAACCATTATCCGTAAGACACTTACGAAGAGAAGGCATAGCCTTAACTATCATGTAGCGATAGGTATCTTTCTTGTCCTTCGCTGAGAATACTGGTGGAATCCAAATGTTCTGGGCAATGTCGCAGGGTGATACTTCTCCTGCTCCTGCTATAAGTAGTGCGCCGCGTTCTGTAATCTTACGCATAAATGGATGTGAGTAAGATTTCCCACTATCATCTGTAATACGACTGTCGGCAACAATGACAGACTTATCTTTGTATTCAACTCCAATAATCGTTGTCATTGTCCCCTCCTAGATTATCTTCGGCGAATAGTTCTTACGCTTGCGTTAGCTTCTCCACTACCTGTAAGGCTTGAAAGAAGACTCATAACATCTGGACGGCCTTGCTCTACTGTAGGAACTGGTGTTTGTTCTTCAGCAAGAGCGCCTCCTACTGGAGCGCCAGCGGGAGCAGGGGACGGTTGCTCAACCATCGGGGCACCAGCAGGAGGAACCTGTTCGACAGGGGCGAAGATTTCTTCAATCGCATCCTCTATCGCTTGTCCTTTTTGGCGAGCTCTAATAACCTGTGCAATCTTAGATACTATCTGACTTGCATCGCCGCCGCCTGCGGCAATCTGTGGAATTGCTTGAGTATAGGCTTGCAGTGAACCAAGAAGAGCTGCACGCATATCTTCAATTTCAATCTTCTCAACTTCTTGACTTACGTTAACTGTAAATGGTAGTTCACGCATTGCCATATCCTTGGAGATTAATTTACCACCAAGTGCTTGTAGCATGAATATCAAGCCTTGAGCTGGGTTCAAACCAGCAAGCATACCATAACGTACATCTGCTGAGTAGTCACCCTTAATATCCTTCTTAGGATTATAAGTAATCTCGTAAGGAGCACCAGCATCTACACCACGAATTGTCTTCTCTTCTGGAAAGATAGTTTCATCTACCTGGAAGCAAAGCTGAATGACGTCACGGAGGGCGCTGGCGAAGATTGCCTGTGCAGATTTGACCTGGGTATCGAAGGCACCCATGAGAGCCTGTACGCCCTGACCCGTGACAATCGATGCATTAATGTTACCTGTGCGTCCCTCAGGGTAACGAGCGCCTACACGCAATTCCTGATTAAGCAGAGTCTGCTCTGTGAATGCGCCTTGTGGCAGGGTAAGTTCTACACGACGTACACCTGCTGGGTTGGATGTGCGGATAACCGCATCACCACCAAGCTGTAGCTCTTGTACATCTTGTGGAAGTACAATAGGAGCCTGTACGGATTTCTCTGCTGCCTCCATAGCAAGGAGTGCAAAGCGGTTGCGTAGCAACTGAATACCTAATATGTCATCAAACTGTCCACGCATCTCACCATCGATAGATGGTTTGCGGGCTACTACAATCATCATCTTGCCAAGAGGATTCTTAGCTTGAGATAATAGAAGATTATTTTTATCTGGTAGATAGATTACCGATTGGTCTTTATCATAGTAACGAACCATTTCGATAAGAGAGTTTAAGTCTTGCTTGTATCCAAGTCCACCAAGGAGCGCACGCTCATACTCTGGGAATTGGGTGACAAGCTCGCCAAGGGTTAATGAGTAACGCTTAGCAAATGCTACGCATCTTCCGTATCTATCAAATTCTGGATAGGAGCCGATTGGATTTTCTAGACGAATACGAGGAAGCTTAGCTTCTTCATCTAGCTCGATAACAAATGGCAGGAAGCCGTAGGTTATATACCAGTCCGCTCCCGAGTACATCTGTACAGACATGTCCGAATGAGCAAAGTAATTGCTTGCAATGCGAGTACGCTTGTCAGCAAAGCTGCGAGCCCTGTCAGAAGTCTGATTCGCCGCGGAACAGTTGATTGCAGGCAGAGGCGCCATAACTTCAGATAAGTCTCGCGCAACAATATCAATAAAATTTGCAACGACATTTGCGTCTACTCCATCTGGAAAGAAGTCAGGATATACGCTAGCAATCTGACCTTTACGGACAGCAAGGACGTCTTGATTACGAGCGTCCCTATCTGAGCTACGATAGCGTAGCGAGTCAACTCGCGCAGCAATCTGTTCAATTGTAAGTGCCATTATATCCTAACTAAATTTTAGTATGTGTTGTAGGTAGGGTTAACATTCTTGCTACCCTTACCTGTGATTCCAGCAGAAGCACGGCCTGTAATAGCTCTTTTTGTTTTAGCTTTACTTGCTGCTTCTTGGCCACGACGCTCTGCGCTTTGGGCGCGAAGTGCGCTACGCTCTAGTTCGGCAGCACGCGAGTTTGACATCAATAGAGCAGCTCTAGATTCTTCTTTTGTAGGAAATGAAAACCCACGAGCAATCTTACCTAATCCTTTTGCTTTGCCGCGGCTAAGGTTCATTGCTGTTTCTTGAAGTTCATATTCTGCCTCTGAACCGCCGTACATTCCTGCACTTGATGGGTCTTGGTTGGCATACAATCTTGCTTTTTCTGCTTTGCGCTTTACTTCAGCAGCTGATTGGCGCTTTACTTTTGCCATATTGGTTTCCTATCCGTATGTCTGTTGCCATTGCTCTGCAACGGCTTCATCTAGGTTAATTGAGAATCTTCTTTCCGTCTGAGCACGAGTAGCCCAGCGGTTTTGCATCCATCTTGCTGACTGTGATTGTTGCTGCATTAATTCGCGGACGCGGATGACAGCAAACCAGAGAGCCATAACACAGTCTGTTGGATTTCTAGTCTCAGGTTTCCAAGTAATCAATTGTTGCACAAGAGCCTTAAGCCCTTCGCTACCTTCATTACTTGGTAGTTCTATTGAGTTGTTGTCTTGAAATCTTCCGTCTCTAAGGCTACCGAAAAGGCTTGCCATAGAAGCCACACCGAAAGAAGTATCCCACTTATTCTTACCAGTAAAGTGAGAGTTGAGTTGACACCCATACATCGAGAGCCAGTTACGCAGTTCATCATCGAGGGCGTAGGCTTTCTGGTGGGCATTGATTTCAATTCTTAGTTCCTGCGGTTTGTATCTTTGTACCCAATCTTCTATAAGGGCACGAATCTTTGATGGGCTAGGCTCTGTCATATTGACAGCATCTAAAACATAAATCATACTATCGCCGCGATTATAAGTAATAGCTACTGCAGCAGTATTGCCAGTCATAGCTGGGTCTAATCCTATAACTGTATAGGCAGACTCTAAGTTGCTGGGGTGTCCTGGGGCTCCTGGTTTAAGGGGGCCACGCTTTCGCATACCATTAACGCATCCTGCAATTGCTGCGGGGGAGAAGATTGAATCTTCGGTGACATCCTCTTGCTGGTAGACCATCGCCCATATGGAAGGTGCCACTTCACTACGCCTAGTAAAAAGTGAAGGACCGTCCCACTTAGGGTAAAGTCCCTCGGGGTTAACGTCGTCCTTATCGCTTTCAGCCTTGTCCGTCCAGGGCCAAAGAGTTTTCCAATTCTTGGGTTTCTCATCAAACTCCAGTACGGCTGGTTGGGCAAAGTAGGTAAATGGAGATTTACCGCCAGTCCATTGTTGACCGTCCCGAATCATTTTATATAAATCTACTGGAGCAACACGGGTCCCTACGATAAGTAGTTTCCCGTGTCGTCCTAAGCGTGTGATGACTTCTTTCTGAAGCCATTCAATTTGCTTCTCCCACTCGTGGGAATTTGAGTTCATCACAACATCGTCAAGGATAATCAAATCGGCTCGTGCTCCATAGATTTGACTACCAAAGCCAAGGGCTTGTACTGTAGGGTCCTTTTCGCCAGAGTCTCTACCAGTGCCAAGATAAATCATATCGGCACTCCAGGTTTGGCTATCAGCCTTATATCCGCCCTGCGGACCGAAGGCTGTTTGAAGCTTTATCCAATTCGGGTGTGAGAGTCTAGTCTTAATCGCCGAGAGGAACTTGCGGGCCATGCCCTGCGTCTTTGAGACTATGATGATTCTAACATTAGGATTTACAGCTAGTCGGTAGGTAACATAGTTAATCGTCACCACGGTGGACTTAGCATGCTCAGGGGGTACATTAATCAGGATACGGTTGTCGGCGCCTGGCTCATAAGTCATGGCGGGGTGTAACCAGCGGGGCTCGCGCCCCTCTATTAAGTCAACCCAATCCTTATGATGGTCAAAGAGCTTAGTATCTAGGAACTGCTCAGAGAAGTCCTCAAAGGATATATCCTTAAGATTCTTAAAGTCAGCCTTGATACCTTTGCCTTCTAGGCGGGCCTTGTCGGCCCTGTCTTTGAAGTCAGTATCCTTCATACTCCATTGACGGAAGGTAACCTCATTACGGTTTACGCTACCCATCGCCTGGGATATGGTGCTACCTTGGGCTAGCATCAGGAGAACTTTCTCCTTAGCCTCATGCATTGGTATATCTACCTTGCCAGGCTTTCTACCCATCAGTGTCCCCCATAAATCACAGAAATAACGCCCGTCATAAAACGGGCATAGTATCCCCATTATATATTATATTATATATTATAAGCGAGCGAGCAATAAAGCGAAGCTCGCTCTATATAATATTTTATATTACATATATAGAAAACCTGTTCAAATCTGGAAACCGAACAGGTTTCCGTAATATATTTTATTTTAGGGGGTATAATGTCCGATTTATATATATATTAGGGGGGATATATAACAGAAATTTATAGGGTGAGACATAATATCTTACTCACCGCAGAATTAAACAATATGCCCTCAAAGATTCCTGAGAGATTCCTGAGAGTTGTCTGAGTGTTGTCTGAGTAGGGGGCTACCGCCCCTATACCTATACCCTCTACCTATACTAGAGAGTTATACCTTAATTAAATATGAGAATATGCTGGGGATTTTCTGAGTGTGCGACTATCCCCCCGACCCTATCTCCCCCGTGTGGCGTAGGTCATAGAACAAGTGTTCTAGTGTGAATCGGCTCACACTTTCCAATTCTCAGCGTGTCGCTATTGACTATTTCCCAATATCCTATCTATCCCGTTATGTCCGATTTACCCTAGTTCTAGGCGTAGTGCCTAAAGTGTGACGCGCTTCACATTTCCCACGCTCAACTTTAAGAGCTTTATTGTTGCCATGAGTTGAGTATTCCCCCCGTTCATGATTCAATTCTCCTATCGCTTGGAATTAGCCCCTAGCGAGAGTCTGAAAGTGGCTAGATAACTAGCCCGATTAGGTGCTCTCTCTCACTAGGCAGACTTTCAGCGAAGTCACTTTAAGGGTTAGACCTAATCGGTCTGAGAGTTATCTCTCTTACTTCTCCCGCTTTCGCGGGGGTCGGTCTAATGGATACAAGTCACGCCTAGTCGCATTTTATTTACCGCCTAGAGAGTTGGTCAGCGAGTTTGGCTTATGTAGAGCCAAGCAAGTAGCCAGCACGATAGGCGCGGGTAGGTGGGTGTTAAAGCCCACCTATCCACTAGGGCAACTCAGCCCTAAACCGACTAGAGAGGATAGAGTCATGGCTCAAAGAGTCGTGAGAGTATCGCCAGCATGGAGAAGGCAGACACCTAAAGTGTCTTTCCCCATCACGATAATCAAGCCTAATGGTGAGCGCTTTATCGTAGCCCCTAGCAAGGCTAAGACTAAGCGCAAGGCTAAGGCTAGAGTAAGTGGCAAAGTAGTAAAGCCACGCAAAGTATCAGAGCAAGATACTAAAGCAATTCAACTAGATGAACGCCGTAAGGCTTTCGCTGAGTCGCAGAAGCGACTTGAACTAGAGATGAGAGGAGCGTATAACTAATGAATCAACAAGAGTTATACGCAAAGCTATCCAAGCAGTATCAAGAAGGCTTAATAACCATAGATGAGTTCTATGATGTGATGATAGAGGAAGGCTTACTCTATATGCTAAGAGTTGCTGAAAGCATGTCTAAATAGTAGGCTAGTCGCGCACACCTAACGGGTGCGAGGGTTCATGACCCTAGCGCGACACGCGATAGCACAAGGCTACGCACTAGGTAAGAATAGGATAAACTTATGGACGATTACTTAGAGATAAGCGTGAGCGATTGGGGAATAACCTTCTCAAGCGCACCGCTATATTTCAACCTTCAATGGTGGTTAGTAATTGCTACAATAGGTGTTATGATAGCCCGCAAGGTTATCAAGCATAAGAGAGGATAAGTAGATGGCAATTCTAAGAGATACTGCCACCTTCACAGTTAAGTCGCTAGGGCTTTATCAAGCCACGCCGACAACTGATAAGGATTGGGAGATTATCAGCAAGATAATCGCTGAGAAGTTATCGGGCGATAATGAGTGAGAGCGATTACATATTAGTTCTTGCTCCTAATGAGTTAGACACTATCCGCACCGCGCTACGCGCTGAGAGCGATAGGTGTAAGCGACAAGGTTTTGAGGGGTTAAAGACCCACACCGATAATCTTAGAGATAAGATTTCCAACATGATGATTGAACACACCTACACTAGACTTGAAAATAAGTCTAAGGTATGATAAGATAAGGCAACGATAACACCTAAGGGGGTGAGATAATGCCAGAGATAGACGATAGCGAGCCTATGGTTTCATGCGTTGTGTGTGAAACCGAGATAGAGCAAGATAACGCTTTCACTACTAGCGCAGGTGAATTAGCATGCGATAGTTGTGTTGCGTATTGTGGCTATTGCGAATCCGTTGGAACTGATAGCGATAGTTGGTATAATGTAGATGATGAAAATTGGTGCGAGAATTGCTGGGAAAATAACTCTTTCACTTGTAATCGTTGCGACTACACTACTAACAGTAATCGTGATAGCGGAACCAGCGTTCAGAATCAAGGCTATTGGTGCGAGGATTGCGCGAGCAATCACACAACCTATTGTGATGATTGTGATGAACGCTACGCTGATGGGGTAGGTGAGTGTGATAATTGTGGGAATAATGCTGGTGGTAAGATACACCAATACTCTTACAAGCCTAACCCTGTCTTTCATGGTGGCAACGATAAGAATCTCTACATGGGCTTTGAACTTGAGATGTCTTTCGGTGATGACCCTGATAGAGATAATTACCATAGCGCCATAGCAGAAGTGCTACCGCTAGAGCAAGCAGATGTCTGCTATCTCAAGCAAGATGGCTCCATTAGTGGTTGGGGGTATGAGTTAGTCACGCACCCACACACGCTACACGCATACGAAAACGCTACGCCACTATGGAATTACATAGAAGGGTGTCGCACTAAGGGTGCGAGAAGTTGGGATACCGATTCTTGTGGGCTTCATGTCCATGTATCGCGCACCGCTTTCAAGTCGGGCGCTCACACGCACCGATTCTTGTCGCTCATCTATCGTAATCCGCGAGAGATGATGAAGTTAGCTGGGCGCAAGAACTCGCGCTTTGCTCGCTTTGATGATGTCTATACTAATGATGAGTGGGGTATCCCACAATTCAACTTGCGAGATAAAGTCCATTATGCTGGTAGAACCGAGCGATATAGTGCGGTGAATACCAACAATGATTACACACTAGAGTTGCGCTTCTTTCGTGGCAACATGAAGCGCGAGGGTATCATGAGTGCCCTTGAGTTATGCCACGCTTCGGTAGAATACACTCGCAATATGAGTGTGCCTGATGTAAAGTTGGGCATGCTTAAATGGGAGTGGTTCGCCGATTGGGTAGCCACTAACAATGGCTTATATCCTAACCTATACCAGCGCATGTCCAAAGTGCCTAGTGTATCCTTATCAACTCCAACAACAATCAACGCCTGAGGGGGTGTAGATGTGTCTATTAGTAGTATGTAAGCCTAACGCTATACCAAAGCGTGAGGAACTTACAGAGGGAGCATGTGCTAATCCACATGGCTTCGGCTTTGCTATCGTAGCAGATGGTAAAGTTATCCGCTATCGCACAATGAGTGCCAAGAAGGCGGTGTCTAAGTTCTTAGAACTACGCGAGCAGTATCCTAGTGGCTATGCTATATGGCATGCCAGATACGCTACGCATGGTGTAAAGAACGAGGATAACTGCCACCCATATCAAGTGGGTGATGATACCAATACTTTTCTAGCGCACAATGGTGTGCTAGATACTTTCATCAGCAAGGGCGATAAGCGTAGTGATACGCGTGTCTTTGCTGAGGATACGCTACCTAAACTCGGTGGTGTGCTCGCCCTTGAGGACGAGAACATCTATCGTATGATTGAGGGGTGGGCTAGCGGTAGCAAGATAGCCGTGCTCACCACCAATCCACAAGCCCAACACCAACTCTATCTAATCAACGAAAGACTTGGAACTTGGGACGATAACGGAGTATGGTGGAGTAATTCAAGTTATAAGCGTTCAACCATAACGCAATCAACTTACTACTCAACCCCTACTACCTACACTAATGCTAGTGCTCTCAACTATGATGAGGAGCAACAATACTACGCTGAACTTCAAGCGCAGTTATATGATGACTCCATCATTATAGATGAGTGCCCTACATGCGAAGCCTTAATTGACATAGAGTTGTCCTCAGAGTATTGCCAATACTGTGAGGCATGCGTGTCATGTGGAACACATATCCTAAACTGTATGTGCTACATACCCCACTCTGCCCAGCCAAAGCAACGCGAGCTTGACTTTGATAATCAATGGGTAAGAGTGTATAATAAAGATACCCAAGCAATACCTTACTAACCAACCTAACAGAAAGATAACCCATGACGAACGAAACACTTATCGTTGGCTTAGCTGACGAACTGCGCGACATCGCCTCTCTACTTGAGAACGCGGTTATTGATACACAAGATAGTATCCTTCCACTAGGAACTATTGTAAAAGCACTACCTAATCAGACCCGCTTCAAACCTAAGTCAATATGGGTGTCATTGGGAGATGGCACATACAAGCACTTGACAGGTAAGAAGGGCTTGATTGCCAAGCACGAACGCCTTGATGGATATGTAGATGTCATCTTCGACTCCTTCTAACAACAGGGCTGCCGTAGCCAAGCCATTAGCAGGTATGCTAGTGGCTGGCTATGTAGTCTTAGTATTTCCAGATGACACAGCCGAGAGCTCCCTATTCTACGGCATGTTTGACACAATAGAGAAGGCTCAAGATTGGGCTGACTTGCTAACGGGTATCGTTACGATACACCCTATCTATCAGACAACCCACAACAGGGGGTAATATGAAGGGCTCTTGCTCCACACACCCGAAGCCTGACCTATGGTTTCCCACGCAGTATCAGGGCAGACCTAGTATGGCTAAGCGTAAAAGAATTGCTGATGATGTTATGATTGCTCTTAGTATCTGCGAGGATTGTCCAATCAAAGCAGAGTGCTTAGCCGAGGGCATGAAGCCCGAGAACATAGAGCATGGCATATGGGGTGGCATGCTAGCAGGTGAGAGAATACTCATGGCTGGCATACCTACCAACAGAACTATACGGAGCGATGCTATCGTATTCGCAGAGGGAGTAAGAGTATGGCAAGACATATCGCTCACTTAATTGGAGCGTTAATCTTTACCTTCATCTTTACAGTATTAGTAGTAGAGCCACTAGCTACACCGCACAAGTATTCTAAGAAAGATACTTGGACAGTAGAGGATAGTAAAGGCTATGCCTACAACAGGCTATCCGAGTGGCGTGATAAACAGATGTCTTGCCTTAGTAAACTGTGGGGTAAGGAATCAGCATGGAAACCCAACGCATACAACAAAGTAAAAGTTATGGGTAAGAATGCTGGCGGTATCCCACAGATACTAGGGCTAGACCCAGCAACACCCCCCACCAAACAGATTGACAGGGGGCTTGAGTATATATATTATAGATACGATACTCCCTGTCAAGCTTGGGCTCACTTCAAAAAGAAAGGGTGGTACTAATGCCATCGTTAAGAAATGATTATGTTGTTCTTTGCGACTCTTGCTATAAACCTATCGAAGGTAAGTCGGTGATAGTAAATGGAAAGAAACTTATGGACACTTGGATATACCACGAATCTCCAAGAGACTGCGCCAACGCAGTTGAACCAACTGAAATCAGGAGGAGGTTAGGGTGGAAGAATCTTGGAAAGAACCAAAACACATAACAGAATTAAAGCCTGACTACAAGAGTGCTATGGATATTCGTGGCACACCGACAACTATATGTCCTTGTGGTAGTCAGATATGGAATCTCAAAACCATATTCGATTCTGATGATGGCACTATCGAAATGTATTTCACAGACATGGAGTGTGCTGAGTGTGGCACGCTAGCTACTGCGCCTACCCCTGCGGGTAGCACGCTGGAGGATTACTAATATGCCGACATATGAATATAGATGTGGTAAGTGTGACTCGCTTACTATACTTTCCCGCAGCGTAGATACGCGTGATGAACCAGTCACCTGTATCTGTGGCTTTGAGTCAACAAGAATATACACCGCAGTCGGTGTCCAATTCAAGGGCACAGGCTTCTATAAGACAGGAGGATAAGTGGTAACTTACAACTTGAACACAGAGGATGTAAGCAATCTAATCAAGGCACATTTATGTTATGACTTAGAGATTACTACCGCCGAGGATTACACCTTAGTGCGTAGTGATAGTGATAAGTTCTATGGTATGGTTAAAACATATGAAGCTGGAAATGTAATCCTAACTAAAGATGACCATCAGAAAATTATTACTGGTGCGACTGATGATTACAATTCCCTGTTCATAGCAGTAACGCCTGAAGGCGTGTTCCAATTTAACTTGTCGCTACTACGACTACAGTTCGAGAACTATGTAGACCATAGTGCTGGCATAGATGTAGATGTAGCTGAGTTAGATATATCTAATGGCACACAGATACTAGAGTGGTATCCTGAGTTCGCAAGCGAGGACGATTATGTTGACGCATTGATGAGCAACGGAGATTCTATTGGCTTTGATGAGAGCGAGTCTTGGTGAAGTATTGGACTTCGATGTTATTCCTCTCCACCTGTGCTTTCCTCGGTGGTGCTGACATCAATTCCATAATCACTACTGTTGCTCTCATCACCTTCGTTGCTATCTGGTTTATCTAAGTCCTCGTCATAGTAAGGCTTATACCCACCAAGTTTATTGACGAGTCTTTTTATCGCACGCTTGTGACGCATTCTCGCTGCGTCCTCCGTGCCCAGAGATAGAAAGTTGGCTATCTCCTTGAAGTCTAGCGACTCAGCATGGCGGAAGAATAATAACTTCCTATCCTCTTTGGAAAGCTTCCAATATGCTGAGTCAACTTCAAGTAACATAACCTGTATGTTGCCACCCTCAGCAGGGGCAGAAGGTCTGCCACCCCCACTAAGATTTAACTTCGGTGCGATATGAAAGTTACCCATCAACACAGCAGGTAACAGCACCTCAACTAACCCTGGTTCGTAATAATATAAATCAGATACATCATAGCCAACTGTCTTGGCTTTCCATCTCTGACAGTAATCCAACGCTTCGTTTCTTAGACTACGATAGATAAGGTTCTTAGCATCCTTCTCACCTATCGCTTCCCAAGTATCTAGTTTATTAGGGTGCTCAGCAAACCACTGGTATAGTGCTTGCTTGATATCCTCATACTCACAGATAGTAAACTTCTTGGCATATTCACTAGCAACTGCTGTGACTACATACTCCCAGCGTTCGATTCTTTTCCAGTCCATTATTCTTTCTCATTCTTATACTTGCGTGTCATTGTAAGTAAGTCTTCAACTGTAATAAGATAACCCTTAGACTTATTAGGTGGCACCTCGCAGGATATTTCCCTACCAAGTTCAGCTATACCCTTCTTAAGTATGTGTGTTGGCACGATTACTGTTGACTGCTCTAGCACGAATGCCCAATACGCAGCCTCGGTTACTGATAAACCTGATGGCTCCCACGCCTTAGACTTATTGAACCAACACTCAACTTCAATGTATAAGTTGTTAGTAATCCACCACTTCCTGTCGCGCTTGACTTCTACTGTGCGCCCACCAGTAAGTAACTCCTCGACCAATTGCTCACCCTTACGACCATACCCAAAGTCTAAATCGAACGAAGAGTTCTTTACCATTAGTAATCCCAACTCTGTACTTTGATTTTCCCATCAACTATTGTTACTTTGTCTAAAAGAATTGCTTTGCACAGTACTTCTAAATAGGTTTCGAAACCCTCAACTATATCTTGTAGTTTATCTTCTTTCATTTATCCCACTTTCCTCTCAGTACTAGTAGTGCTATGATGGCATAGTTAGCTAAGTCTTTGAACGAATCCTCAAGGGATTCATACTCGGCCTTGCGTTGGAAGTCTATTAAGTTATTGATACGAGCAGTCTTATCGTGGATACGAACACGAAGCCCATTGAGGGCACCGCCAGGGGCATCAGCAATATTCTTAGCCCCATAATCCCTGTGCTTCTTAAGCAGGACAGACATCAACTCATCATATACAATCCTTACATCCTCTTCGAACTGGGTTGGGTATTGTACACGCTCTTCTTTGCTAATAGTGGGACGCTTAGGGTCACTATCAGGATATCCTTTTCTTGATTTGTCCCAGTTATCTGGTAACCCATGCCAGCTAGGTGTTCTATAATCTGCCATATCTCTTCACTCTCTATTCTTGAATAGTTGCTTGAGTTCTCCATCGAAGTCTTCCATCACGCTTTCTACTATAATATCCTCAACAGTTTCACCAATCATTTCAGGGTAAACTTCTGCTGTGAATAAAGTTAAGTAAGATGATTGTGTTATCTCACCGATATACTTTGCATCATCTCTGTTATCATATAGCCCGCGTAATAAACTACCAAGTAGTAGGCGAAACCCACCTGGCAATATCATTGAAGGGTTGAACTCTTCTCCATCATCAAGCATGTGTTCAACCACAGCAAATGCATCACTTAATATTTCTCCACACTCAGGACACCTATAATTTTTACCATCAAAGAACTCAGGCATTAGCTAGTCCTGCTCTCTTAAGTATTGCTTGCGCCCCGTTGCTAGTATAGAATGAGTTAGGGTCTTCGCCGTCGGGGAACTGGACGATAGTAACAGGGAGTTCTCTTGCAAGTGAGTTGGCAAACTCCTTGCCTGGCTGGTCTCCGTCCGCAAAGACAAAGACTCTTTCGAAATCGGCGAGGAGTCTCGTGTAATGTTTCTTCCAACTATTAGCCCCTGGCACACCAATACAAGGAATACCGACACAGGAAGACATAGTAATAGTATCCAACTCACCTTCACAAATACCAATGTAATCACCAGCCCGCTCAATATCAAGAACATTATACATTTTAGTATCAGCGCCAGTGAGTCCCATGTACTTAGGCTCCACTGCAGGATTGAGCGAACGAAACCGTAAATCCACAACACCAGTCTTAGTAACATATGGTATACTTAACCTTCCTTGGTACATTTCATGGCCTATCTCAGCCTCTACGACTACGCCTAATCGCGCCAGCCGTGCTACTTCTATCGGAATGCCCCTGCTTTTTAGGTAGCCTTCTGCCTGATAAATGTTTGCCGCGTACTTCTCCGCTGCTCGTTCCAATAATTCTCTCTGCGAATTCTTTTGCATCTCTTATACTAATTCCTTCTCTTTGTGATATGATTTGCAAACTGTTTCCCTGAACCCCGCATGCAAAGCAGATGAACACATTGGTGTCCAAGTTGGCTGTGCCCGATTGATGTGTATCTCCGTGGAATGGGCATCGCAGATTTGTTTGCCCGTGGTTGCGTCGTATGTCCGCACCGTAGTGGATAAGGACATCTCTAATACTTGGTAAGTCATTCATGTCTCTCTCTCATCCACTGCTCTAAGTTTTGTATAACCCAAGCGTTCTTAACGCTACTGTTACGACGCTTGACTACAACGAAGGAAGAAGGTTCCGTACCCAACCCTCTTGCCTTCGCGTAGTTCTTTGCCTCAACCTGCGCCTCGTCCCAGAAGGCAGGTAAGTCTAGCTTCTTACGATTCTTTAACTCCATAATGTATGTCTTACCCTGAAGGAATACATACAAGTCGCCCTCATCTTTAGCACCAGCCTTAGTAAGACGCTCAGCTACAGCATTGTTATCACGAAGCCAACGCATTACATCGGTCTCGAACTGTGCACCTTTACGTCCGTTAGGATTAGCCATTAGTATGCGCTCTTATCTTTCTTTAGTATTCTCGTTGCCCAGTCAAGTCCGTCGCATACGCCCTGCGTATAATCGTCCCTAACCTGCGGTTTGGCATCATTAATCTTCTGTATGCAGATGGCAATATGTCTGTGATATTCAGCCTGTGACATTTCTTTTGCATGTATCTCCAAGTAATCGTCATCCATTAATTTTTCTCCAGATGAGGAAGTTAAACTCCCGACCAAACAGAGTTATAGTCAATCCATAATCTGCTTCGTCCCATTCATAAATACTGATACCTAGGTAATCTGAAAACTTTACTCGTTTATCTGTCCCTGCATATTTTATTTTCATATGTTTTCTTCCTAACCATTCTCTGGTATATCTTCAACGAACATGTACTCAGGATTGAAAGCAATCCAAGTCATTAGTCCACCACCCGCGTCGGCTTTGCCATAACGGTTCTTGACAGGGGCCACGCCCATTGATGTGCCCACAACACCAAGCGTGCAAATAAGTGCGGGGAGCTGAGCCACCTTTCCCTGAATCGCGGAACGAGGCTGGCAAGGAGAGCCAGGTACCGCCTCACTCGTATGATGTAATACCAACACACCCGCATTCGTAGCCCTAGCAAGATACTTCAACTCCTTCATGATAGCTCTCATAGAAGAGAACTCTTCGCCACCATCGGTGGCTACATCCATTAAGTTATCTACAACTATTAGTTGTGGTGGACATCCCCACAATTCTTCGAAGGCTTGTACTTCCTCATCGATATCTTGTAGTGATGGTGCTGATTCAAATGACCAAACAATATGACCAGCCTTAGCTAGCACTGCTCTTGTCCAACCTAAATCAGTATTCAATAATCCTTCAACATCAGTCTGATTCTTACCCGAAATCATAGATGCTAATCGCATAGCCATTGTGTGTGCGTTAGTGTCGGCGCTAATGTATAGCGTAGGAACCTTCATCTTTAGCGCAAGAGCTAAGGCAAGTGTTGACTTACCTACTCCTGGCGCTGCTGCGAACATCGACACTTCACTCCGTCTGAGGACAATCTTGTTTGCCTCGAACGCTTTGAAGCATGATGGGAGCGGTTCTCCGCCGATACTAGGACGACCAACGCTTCTGACAAGTGTACGCAATTTTTATTCCTTTTGAATAGAAGCCGTAGCCAATCCATGACTAACTGACTACGGCTCATTGATTCCTTATTTAGTTTACTGGCTTGCACTGGTCAGCTGTACCCTGTGGGGTAGGACATGCCCAGAATGCATACGGTTTACCAGTCTTGCTACTGATTCCACTACGATAGATACGAGCTCCGTGCTTACACGTTGGAGCTGCGGTACCTGATGCTTCCGAGACTGGGCTGGGTGGTAAGGAGAGCGGTGGCGTTGTGCTTGTTGTGGTACTTGGCGTCGATAAAGGGGCTACATTGTACGCACCTGCCAATAGCTTGTTAGTTGCAGCAATCTGTGTAGCGTAATCACCTACACCTTCAAGCAATACACTAAGTTCATCAGCAGTATTGGCACGGATGTTAATCATATCACCAGGGCCAGTCTTATACGAGACTTGCAGTTTCCATTCTTCGTTCATTTATTTCTCTTTCTTTGAAGTAAACGAGCAGTGCTCTGTGAGCCCGCATCGGTTACAGTTGTTTGTGTTGGGTAAGAATATACCAGCACGGCGTGCTTTGTCAAATTTTTCTACGAAGTAATCAATCATCTCGGTTGAGTATTTGGTTAGGTCTTCCATCTGACCAGTGCCAGACTGACGAGCCATCCAATAGTTACCATAGTTTATATCAACACCGAAGACTTTCTTTAGCCCTGCTCGGTAAAAACCTAGCTGTAGGCTGGAGTCAGGTGTGCGTTGCGATGTCTTCAAGTCTACCACAACCAACTGACCATCAACATCAAAGACTCTATCGATTACCATCTTGACTGGAACACCAGCAAATTCAGGTATGATACCTAGTTCAATCGCAGGAACGCCTTCAGGCGTTTTCCAAATCTTCCAATTCTTGTTGACTTGTCGCCACTCGATGTAGGATTGGACCCATTGTGGACCAGCGATATTCCAGAAGGAAGCATCTTCCTTATTGGGGTAATCTTTCGTAGCCCTACCGCCAACTCTAAGCGTCGATAAGTCGACATCTTTGGTATATTCATTCCATGCCTCTTCCCATAATTGTTTACTCAACATGTTGTCTGTCCCATTCTTCAGTAGCCTTGTGGAATGCGGAGCCACCTGCGCTCCATACCGCTGGCTTCTCTGGTATCTGCAACAGTCGGCTGAGGTAGTATAGATAACCGCAGTCGATGAAGGTAGTCAGAGCTGAATAGGATACATGACCTGGTATCTTATAATCATCAGAGAGATATACTCCCATCAGGGTATAATCCTTTCATTAAGACTTGCTATATATAATTATATATATTATAATATAATTAATATATATTATATACAGACCCCTTCGGGGTCTTATTATTATTTAATATATAATATATATAATTATACCTGACAGAGGAGAAGCTGTCTAGGGGTAATGTATCTACTTATCGGACAGTAGGAAACACAAAAGACCCCCCTTCCCAAGGTGATTACCTTAGGTTGGGGGGTTTAGTGTCTTAAAACAGCCTTAAAAGGCGTTTAAAGGGTATTCTAGAGGCTACTCTGCGCCTCGGCCGAACTCCTTAGCGGATGGGTCAAGCCACTTAAGTACAGGCCCGAGGAACCCAGCGAGGGCTGCCATTCCGAGTGTCTTAATGTCGGTCTCTCCAGCGAGGTAGAGTGCGATTGCAGCTGAGGCTGCAGCACGGAACCATGTGAGCGATACTTGCTTTAGTGCTTCCATTTAGATTGCCTTTCGTTTTGTACTGTGAACCTTACAGCAGGTACAGACAGGCTGTGCTACTGTTTTCTTTTTTGGCTGTGGCTGTAGTTTAGCCATAACCTGATTCACAATCTTAGGTTGATTCATCCACCAGAACCAAGGGCTAGTGTCATTAGCCATATCAGGGTGAATAGATATATGTAAATGTTTAGAATGAGGATTACTACCACTGTAAGGACGATTGCCAGCATTACGCTTGGCTTTAGACCATATCTTTTTGTTAAAGATGAGATACTCAACTCTCTCATCCTCTTTAAGCTTTTCGAAAATAATTGCACAATCAACCCCGTTCTTAGGGTCGTGAGTCAAATCGACTGCTAGCCCAGTATTGTGGTCCGAATTCGGGCTGGCTTTCTGATGCGCTAACGAAGGCAACAATCCGTCTGACAGTTTCTTGCGCTTCGGAAACAACGCTGTCGCTTGACGGAGCACAGCAATAGCAGCAGGTGACGCTACTTTGGCTACAGGTTTCACTCATCTCCTCAATGCTTCTCTTACTAAATCAGTTAATAGTTCTACTTTTTCTTCAAGTGAATTGACTTTATCCTTAAGACTAGAGCCACCATTAGGGCGTAGTTCATATAGGTAATGCTTAACTAACCAGCGTACAGCGCCAGCAAATCCAGCAATCAAAGTAAATACGGCTACGGCTAGGCCAGCCCATTCAGTAGGTGTCATTACACAGTCCTTACAGTCATAGTTAGCATTCCTCCATAGCCAGTAAACCCTCTATCTGGTGGAGTCATGCGAGTGAAAGTGATTTGTTCTATAACAACCTGACGAGATTCGCCAGTGGTTAAATCTTGCCAAGTAACAATGTCACCATTTTCTTCGATAGCTTCTAGGGTATCGATTCTTTCTCGGGCTCTGCCCTCGTGTCCCACTATGACATTGTACCTGTCTGTCTCCACGTCAAAACAATAGACGGGAAATCTAATCACTCGCTGTCTCGGTGTAGCGATAGTAGCCTTAGCCTGATAGCCCTTGAAAGTAGGACCCTTAGTATTATCTGTGCCATCTCTATATAGAATAAACTTATAGGCTATGTATTCTTGGGCGCCAGCTGGCTGGCTAGTAGTTACTTCTACTGGTGGAACTGATGCATCATAACTAATAATATCAAACTCAGTGCCGTCTGCAGCTACAGTTTCTAAAGTCATAGAGCCATAGGTAAACTCACCGCGTCCTAATAGACGCTTAAAGTTCTTAGGCTCCAATGTGTTGTATCTGATGTAACCTGTTTGTAGATATCCATTAGTAATCAAAGTAGATGCTGACTCTGAATAGACATATCCATCAGCAGATGATGCAAAGGTAGTGCAATATGCTAGGCGATTAGTATCACCAAGGAAAGCACAACCTGTAGTTTGATGACCAGTTACACCGCCAGTATAATATAAATCATTAGCATAAGCAAAACGTAACGTCTCTAACTCGGTGCTTAAATCTATACGGATAACCCCTGGAGCACCATCTACACCAGTAGCACACCATATGTAATGGTCTCTTGCAGCAAAGTCATAGCAAGGCTGAGTTGCTTCAACTATTATCGGACCATATGTAATAGAACCATCTTGAGAACTTACATCGGCGATACGAATACCTTTATTAGTTCCAATGGCCATTCGTCCTAAATAATAAAAGATACGAAAAGCTATTTCTCCAACAGGTAATTCTGCTGCTACTACTGCTTGATTAAGAGTAGGCATAGCACCAGAGGCGTTGAGCGTAAACTTCTGAATAGTAGACTGAATACCATTGTAGCCAGAGACATAGATGGCTGCACCCGAGGCTGTAATACTGGTATAAACGTGAGTAGTTGCTGGATGTGTATAGACTGCTGCAGGCAAAGAAGATGTTGCTGTTGTAAACTCATAGACCTTGTTGTTAGCACACATAACAATACGCTCTTTAACAAACTCCATTACCGCATTGGTTACAGTAATGCCATTGGCAGTAAACATAACAGTAGCAGATGTAGACGAGTTACCTGTGAGCGGTTTTCTATTTACTTCTAGTTTACCTGACGGACCAGTATCATTGGTTACCCAATAAGCATCAGTGCCATCATCGCAGATAGCATAAACTTGGTCATCGGTACCAGAGTTATAGTCAATAAAATGAGTAACAGTTCCGCTAGTATCAATTTTATCTACATCAAATTCATCAAGCAATAGAACAGCATTAGTTCCGTTGTATTGAATAGAGCGAATATATTGGGAAGGACGACCATTAGATTCAATAGCACCTGTTGTGTTATGCCCTTGAGTGCTATCTTTAAGAAGGGTTACTTGTCCTTCTGTCCATACATCTACACCTTTGCTATCAGCAAAGCGAGATGTACCTTCCCCTGGAATAAGTCCTGGGTCATAGAAGTTAATGCCAGTCCCCTCGTGAAAGGAAGACTGGCTACGAAGCCACCAACCAGTGAGCGACTGCTCACCAGGCTCGGTTTGATTATCAAATTGTTCTTTCCTGTAAGGAGCAGTCTGACGAATGTATGGGTTAGAATCATTGATGGCATAGATGAATGGCATACCACCAATAGCAACATCATAGGCTATATCAGTATTCTGCCAGATAGCATCAGTAGCAACTACACCAACATCAACAGCAATCGCTCTACTAGAACGACCTTCTGTAATATCACGACCAGCCACTTATTCTCCTTGTTGCTCTTGTTCCTTCAGTTTTGTCTTTAAATGTTCATTAGCCCAATACAATGCATAGTAGTCATAGTCAACGCTAAAGCGTTTCATATGCTTTACCAGTGCTCCAGTATGGGCGTGTAGTGGTATACCTGCTGCCTTCATACGGCGGAAGAAGATAATATCTTCGCCAACAAAATGCTCATCTTTGCCATCACCAGTTTCCATAAACATACCTTTACCAGGGTGTGCTTCACGCAGTTTAGGAATAATAGACTTATGCATTAGGACAAAGCCAAACCCTGCACAGTCAACCTTGATAACTTGGTTATCAGGTAATGGGTGGTGATAGCGAACTTGAAACTCATCTACATCATCAAATAGAACTGGGAACGGGCGCATAAGACTGCCCTCGTTCTCTTTAGATATGAAGTAAACACCGCTAACTACTGGACGGTTTACCTTATCGGCTGTCTGCCAGAGTTTCTGCATAGCCTCAAGAGTTAGAACTATGTCTGAATCTACCCATAGTATCCAGTCTGTCTTAAGTTTATCTGCCCAATAATCAAAGAGTATCTGGCGTTGTCTGCCTATCTGATTACCCTGCACACGTATGCTGGTAGTAAAGCGCATACCATTGTTAGGACCAGCAATTACTGCTGTCATTAATCCTTCAGTAAACTTACCATCGGTAGTCCCATTATCGCACCAACCGATAGCCACTGTCTCTTGCTTTTGTATCATTGTCCCCTCTATTCTTACTTAGTTAAGTGCTGATATTTCGTCTGGTGTTAAACCAAGTGCTGCAAGTTTGGCTTGTGCTGATGCCTTAGCATCTGCTTTAGCCTGTGCTGCTGCTTCCTCTGCTGCCTTGATTTCTGCAAAGGCAACTGCATCTGCCTCGCGCTGAGCAACTTCCTCGGCGGTTAGTTCTACCTCAGTAGTAACTCCTGTGGAGCAATCAACTACGAGTTTGGTTGGCATTGTTTTCCTTTCGTTAGGAGTTTTTGATACCGTAAAGGGTAGCGGTTGAGTATTGGACATAATTTCCTGCATTAGGTACTAATTTGATTGAAGTTATGGCTGAAGAGTTAGACCAAAGAAAAGCATTTATGACTGCGTATGCTGTAGTTGCATTATTTTCTGTCACAAAATCTACGCTTGCTGATTTATTATTTGAGCCAGCATAATTAGGAATATAAATAGTAGCAGAGTTAAATGTACTGGCTGTGTTATTAGATTGATTTGTCCATAATACTCCAGCATCAGAAGCCGAAGCCGAAGTAGCAGACGACCCATCGCCATATAGTACACGCCTTGTATAAGATGAAGTTGAATTATTAAAATACACATAACTTGTTATATCTGTACTTGTTACCCGCAATGATGTGGATAAACATAAATCAGTATAAGTCGCTGGAATAGAAGTAAACTCTATATTAGCAGCCCCACCACTACCCACAGTCACTGTGGCTATTGCTTTATATGTGTTAGCCATTATGCCGCCTTGATTCCGTAGAGGGTTGCTATTGTGCCAGTAGCCATATTGCCTGAAGCAGGATATACCTTTACAGAAGTAATAGCAGCAGTATTGCGCCAAAGTGTGGCCATTGAATCAATACCAGTAGAAGCATTATTGCTTCTTGATATATTAGTTTTGTAAGTTGTAGTGTTTGCATAATTCATTATATGAATGATTGCAGTATTAGAGGTTGATGTTGTTGGTGAAGATTGGTCGCTAAATCTTGCACCTGTGGTATTGCTACCTCTTGTGCTTGATGCAGTTGTGCCATTTCCCCTGAGCGTAGTATTGCTATAGTTTGACCCTGTGTCAGAATTGTATTGTAAATACATATCATCATTTATTGAGTTTGATGGTGTAAAAAAAACCAAAACTAAATCCGTATAAGCACCACTAATAGTAGAAAATGTAATAGATGCGGCAGCGCTTCCCAGCGTTGTCGTTGCTATAGGTTCATAAGTTATAGGCATTATGAAGCCACCTTAATTCCGTAGAGGGCGAAGTGGGAGTATTGGGTTAAATCGGTATTTGAATAAAGTCTAAGTGAAGTTATAGCGTTAGTATTTCTCCAAGAACCAGAGCCTATTTGTATCCTGCCATAACCATTTCCATCAATACCTGCTAAGCCTCTTATGGTTTTATATTTATTAGTATCTTTATAGTCAAGTATGTCTAAAACGCAACTACCAAAAGGTTGTGTTCCAGTTCCACCACTCTGAATAATGAAAAATCCAAAAACATCACCATTATTAACATCTGATATTGCACTTGTTCCGCTACCCAATAATATGTGAGCAGAATAGTTACTGGCTGTATCTCCATTACATTGAACAAATAAATTATCTATACTTGGTGTGCCTGTGCCGACAACTCGTGCTGTTGCTCTTATCTGTAAGTGCGTATAAGTAGCAGGTATAGAACTAAAAGTAACACTAGCCGTATTCGTGCTTAATGTTGTAGTAGCAATAGACTCAAAGTCAGTAGGAATGTATGGGTCATTACCTACCAGCAGGTTACCCCTGCGTAGTTTATTTTTTATGCTGACTACAGCCATTAAATTACTACCTCATCCCAAGATAGTGTTTCTTCGTTCCAGGTATACATTTTGTCGTCAGTCGGCATAGCAACGGGTGGCTGCCATCTAGCATCAGCATCTAGTGTCCAAGAAGGATATGGCTGAGGGGCATAGAAGTAGTCATTGGTTGCATCATAAGTATACCCAATGCCTGCATAGTTTTTACGGATGTTGCCGTTGTATGAAGTCTGCTTCCACTTGGTATCCTCACCAAAGAGTGACTTACAGAAGATAACTCCTTTAGTTTCAGACTCAACGCCATCTAATAGGAGTTCTTCATTACCCACCACAATTACCTGTGTGACTACATTGTTGTCGTCTAGTTGTGCAAAGTGTGCCATTTATTGTCCTTTAGAAAGTAATTGAACCTGATGCGGTCCATTGATAAATTGTATATCCACCTGATTCAGTTCTAGTTGGTGAACCAGTAGTACTTGTTGCTGTAATAGAACCAGGAATTCTTATAATTACTATACCACTGCCGCCTGCCCTACCGTTATCACTGCCGTCTGCGCCTGCGCCACCGTTTCCTGTATTGGCAGTTCCTGGAGTTCCTGGTGATAGATAGTTATTAGTTCCTGAACCGCCTCCACCAGCAGCATAAGTAACAGAAGTTCCACTAATTGAATTTGCAGTTCCCGCTCCACCTGCTCCAATATCACTTATAGAGTTAATGCTTCCACCTACACCAGCAGAACCACCACCTCCACCGCCTTGCATATAAGAGCCAGAAACGTGACGACCTGTTCCACCTGCGTATCCTTCCACTGGTGAATACGAACCAGCATTACCAGTGCCACCTGTTCCAGTTGAAGAAGAAGCGCCGTTAGCACTTCCGCCACCACCAGAACCACCATTATCTCCATTAGGTGTTACAGAGTTATCTCCGCCACCACCACCTCCACTTGAAGTAATTGTAGAAAATACTGAATTGGAACCTGAAGCACTTGAACTGCCGCCAGCACCAACTGTGACTGTGTAGGTTTGTGCTGTGAGTGACAAAGCAGAACCTCCAATAGAGGTTCTATAACCACCAGCACCACCACCACCAACACGGGCCTGTCCTCCACTACCAGCACCTCCACCACCAGCAACAACTAAGTAGTCAACAGAAGATAATGGATTATATGCAGTATTACCAACAAGTAGGCTACGGCTAAATGTTCCGTTCTTAAGACTTCTAATTGCCATTAGATTGTTATGCTCCCACTTCCTGTAAAAGTGTAAAAAGTAAATCCACCTGATTCGGTGCGTGTTGGTGAACCAGTAGTACCACTAGCAGTGTAACTTCCAGATACTCTAAGAATTACAACACCACTTCCACCGTTACCGCTAGTTGCGCTTTCTTTTGCGCCACCTGAACCGCCACCTGTATTTGCTGTTGCATTTCCACCATTGCCCGCTGTTCCACCACCTGAACCACCAGCACCATTGCTGCCTGGATTTCCATAACTACTACTTCCACCACCGCCGCCAGCATAAGTGCTTCCAAAATAAGTTAAACCAGCACCACCAGCAGCACCATCTCTTGTAGTTGTGGTATTACCTACCGCACCTGCACCTCCACCACCACCCGCACCTTGTTGTCCATTGCTTCCATTCATTCCATCGCCGCCTGCGTTGCCTTGTCCAGAAGTTCCAGCCGCGCCACCGCCACCAATATTTCTACCTGAACCGCCACCGCCTGAACCGCCTGTGGAAGGACCAACAGATTCGCCTCCGCCACCACCGCCGCCTGTGGAAGTTGTCAAGCCAGTAAAACTCGTATTAGAACCATTGTTTCCTCTACCGCCCTGTTTACCTGCGCCACCTGCGCCAATAGTGATAGTTAATGTTCCAGTCAAACTTTGACTAGATGAGTAAAGAACACCACCAGCACCACCGCCTCCACCGACTTCCCAATTGCCGCCCGTTGAAGCACCGCCAGAGCCGCCACCTGCTACGCGTAAAACATCAGCAGTAATGGTAGGAAAAAAAGCAGCATTTCCAACAAGTAAACTAGACGGTGAGATGTTACCTGTCTTGTAACTTGTAATGGACATTAGACGGAAGCCTCATCTCCAAACGCCTGAAAGGCTAGGTTGGCTGTAGATGCGTACACAGAAAGAACATCTGTAGTTGCAAGGGTTAGACCAACAGTAATCAGTGTAGAGTCAGAAGCACCTACTGTAATGTCGTAACCAATATAGTGTTGGTTAGCAATAGAAGCACCAGCAGGGCGTACTGCAATACGGAATGTCGCAGCAGTAGCAGTAAGGTTAGCAACAGAGATTGTTGATACTACTGCTTCCTTTGCTGAAGGTACTGTGTATAGGGTTGTGAGTGTTGTCGCAGATGGGTTTGATTGCCCAAGGACTTTTTTAGCCATTTAGTTATTTCTCCTTTAAGCGCCCATCAGCATAAATACTGACGGTGTTGGGTCGGTTATAATTGCTGCCCACGAAGCGGTTGTTCCGTTCGTAGTTAAATATTTTCCTGTGTTTCCAGTCTGAGATGGTAGAGCATCTACTGTTGACCAGGCTAATCCTGATGTAGTGGCTGAATCAGCCTTGAGATACTGTCCATTAGTTCCTACTGTAAGAATTACAGGGGTATCATTTGCACTAGCAGAAAGTAAATCACCTTTTGCTGCAAATATTGTTGGTTGAATAACTGCATTAGTATCTAAAGATACTGTTGGGATTGGACCAGTGCTACTTGCTACTGTAATTCCTGTGCCAGCAGATACTGCTGTAATATCACCAACATTAGGAGCAACCCACTCAAGTCCTGTAGATGTTGCAGAGTTAACCGCT